CCCTGATCTTCCGGTATTCTCGGCGTGGGATTTGGGTCACTCGGACGCCACTGCAATCTGGTTTTACCAGATAGTAAATGGTGAGGTCCATATAGTCCACTTTCTGGAAGGCACTGGACGGGACGCAGACGATTGGCTGGATGAGCTTGAAACGCTGCCATATGCACTTGGCACACCGGCCCTTCCTCATGATGCCAAAAACAAGACCTTTGCCACCAAGCTTTCTGCCCGTGAAAGATTCATCGCCCGTGGCCTCACACCCTACATCGTGCCTAATATGTCCGTCGCAATGGGCATCCAAGCAGCACGTGCATTAATCCCCTCAGTATGGTTTAATACCGCCAGTAAGGCGGTCGAAAAAGGGCTAGAGCATCTGGAAGCCTATCATTATGAGTGGGATGAAGAGGCTAAGGTATTCAGCACTACTCCTGAGCATGACGAACATTCCCACCCGGCAGACGCCTTTAGAATGCTGGCCCTGTCAAAGAACGTCACAGAGCAATGCAATAAGACCCGTAAAACTACCGCAACAGGCCCCAAGTATTTCAACACTCCGCTAGGGCGTGCATTGAACCTAGAAAATCTCTTCGCAGATCGCGCGAATCGCAATAATCGGAGAGTCTAAAATGGCTGACAAGCAGCAAGAGAAAAACCCTTGGCCGACTAGACTCAATTCGTGGAATGAGTTTAGCCGCAAATTCCATGAGCGTGGATGCAAGATAGAGTCACGCTACGAAGACGACCGCGAAGCGATGGGGCAAGACGACCCTTCATCCCTAGGCGGACAGTATAAGCGCGTTAACCTGTTTTACAGTAATACCTCTATCCTCAAAGAAAGCCTTTACAACAGTCTTCCAAAGCCCGACGTATCGCGCCTGCATAAAGGTGACTTTGAAAATGACCCCTCTCGCGTCGCGGCATTAATCGTACAGCGCGGCCTCACATACGAGGTTCATTGCGCCAAGTATTTTGACGAAGGAATGAAGTCTGCCATTTTGGATAGGCTGGTTCCCGGCGTGGGTACGGTCTGGATGACGTTTAAGCCACCTGAAAAGGATAGGCCAGAAGAGGTTGCAGTAGACTTCGTTCACTGGAAAGACCTGATATACGAACCCCGGCGCAAGTGGGAAGAGTGCATGTGGGTCGGCCGCAAGCTGCATCTTGACCACGATGAGGCTAAAAAGCGGTGGGGCGAGAAAGTGGGGGAACTGCCCACCCAGAAGAATAACAATTACATCATCGCGCCGGACCTGATAGACAAGGGTAAGGTATGCGTAATCCAGATGTGGGACAAGGCGAAAAAGGAAGTCCTGCATTTGACGGAACAGGGCACGATTCTAGACCGTGTAAAAGACCCATATCAATTGGGGAACTTCTATCCCTGCCCGAAGCCCCTGATTGCTAGCCCTCCAACTAGTAAATTCCTGCCATTGCCTGATTACTATATGGCGCAGGACCAATATACGCAACTTGATACCCTCTACGCGCGTATGAGCCTCATTGTAGAGGCTTGTCGGGTGGCTGGTGTCTATGATGCGTCACAGCCCGAGATAGGGCGGATGCTTTCTGGCACCGAAAACAAGCTAATTCCGGTCGATAATTGGGCCATGTTTGCCGAAAAGGGCGGTGCAAAGGGCACAATTGACTGGTTCCCGGTTGAAGTCATCACAGGAGTGCTGCAACAGCTAGTCACGACGTACCAATTCCTGAAGGATCAGCTTTTTGAAGTTACGGGCATGGCGGATATCATTCGCGGCGCCTCAAATCAGTACGAAACTCTAGGTGCACAGGAGATAAAAGCACAGTTTGCCTCTGTTCGCATGACTGCGCTCCAAAGGGACGTGGCTTTCTTCGTCCGAGACAGCCTCAGAATCATCGCGGAACTGATGTGCCAGCTTTATACCGATGAAAAGCTGTCCGCAGTGTGTGGACAACTGCCGGAAGCCGATCAGCCTTTTGTTGAATCGGCTCTCGCCATTCTCCGAGACGATTTTCAGACGAAATACAGCATTGATATCGAGGCTGATTCGCTCACGCAGGCCGATTGGGCATTGGAACAGTCTTCACGGATGGAATTGACGCAAACATTGTCGCAATTCCTTGCATCTGCGGTTCCGGCCATAGAAAGTAACCCTTCAATGGCCCCATTGATGATGCAAATTCTCAAGTTCTCGCTTGTCGGGTTCAAGGGCAGTGCTGAACTGGAAGGCGCATTGGATTCTGCCCTCATGGCCTTGGAACAGGCTGGCGGAATGCCCGAAAAGCCGGACCCGGAAGCTGCAAAGGCGGAAATGGAAGCCCAGAAGATGCAGCAAGAGCTGCAATTGGCCCAGCAAAAGCAGGCTGGTGATATGCAGCTTGCGCAACAGAAGGCAATGCTAGAAACGCAGATGAAACGAGAGGAAATGGCCCTAAAGCGTGAAGAGCACCAAATGGAAATGGAAATGGCGCGCGAAAAGCACGCTCAAGAGATGCAATTTGAACGTGAAAAGTTCACCATGAAGGCTCAATCTGATGCGGTTCAAGGTGCGCTAGAATTGAGACAAAATCAGCAACGATTTGAAGATGAAAGAGTGCAGGATGATGTACGCCTAGGAGCGGAACTAGCAGAAGGCGAACAAAGGACAGCGGCAGAGGTACAAAGCAAGAAAGCGGTAGCGGCGGCAGTTCCGAAGCCCACAACTCCTAAAAAGGGGAAGTAAAATGGGATTCCTCAAGAAATTGAAAAAGGTAATCAAGAAAATCGACCCAATTGGATCGAAACTTCATGAAGCTACGGGCGGCAAAGTTCAAAAAGCCGTGGCTAAGGCTACTAGCGGTGGAGTGCTTGGTAAACTGGCAAAACTGGACCCGGCAATGTCGGCGGTTCGGAGGTCATCGCTAGGGCAAGCTTTGCGGAGTGGCGTAGAGCCTATTAGGCGACCTGCCATGGCCGCAGAGGCTCCTGTAGCGGCTCCGGCCCCTATGGCGGCCCCTATGGCGGCCCCTATGGCGGCCCCTATGGCGGCCCCAACGGGGGGCGTTATGCCACCGGGCGGGCCTGCAATGGGCGCACCGGCTCCGATGGCTCCACGTGCAATGGCTCTTCGTGGTGGCATGGGCGGGGGCATGGGTAGGATGAGAAGGCCGGGATATTGATATGCCGTACAAGTCCGAAAAACAGGCACGGCTTATGCGAGCGGTAGCCCATAATCCTAAGTTCGCAAAAAAGGTGGATATTCCGCAGTCTGTAGGCCGTAAATTTGAGAAGCATAAGAACCCAAGGGTGAAGGCCCTACGGGGGTACTAATGATTTACCCTTATAAATGCTGGCGATGCGGGGAGACTTATGACAGGGTTTGCTCTCTGGCAGATTACGAGAAAATGCCTGATATTCCTTGCTATGAGTGCGGGGCCTCTATGGAGCGAGTTCTTACCGCCCCTAAAATGCTTCTACATACTAAGCCATTTGAGCCATTCAAATCCCCCGTGGATGGCTCAATCGTTTCTTCGCGGCGGGAACTACAGGAACATAACAAGCGGAATAACGTCGTCAATACACATGACGGATATGACGAAGCGGCAATTAAGAAGTGGACACAAATGGACTTGTTTGCCGACAAGGATAAGGAGCGAAAGAAAGATTTGAAAGACGACATGCAAAAAGCGATCACGAAACTTGAAGAAGGCTACGTTCCCCGCCCCGCTTCTGAGGATGACATTATCCCATGAATACTGTCCCCGACAACATTAATGATGACGTAAGAGCCGCATTCAATAGTGTAGCCGCAACAGAGAATGTTCCGGCTGCGCCTGAACCACTTACCTCTGACGTTATTCCTCCCCCGAAAGTAGAAAGCAAGACGGAAGGCCAGCGGGATGCACATGGCCGGTTTGTGCCGAAAGAAAAGGACGATAAAGATACGATCCCACCAATTACAGAACCGAAGGCCCCTGCCGCCCCGGTAACGCCTCCTGTATCTGCGACGCCGCCCGATCCAAATGCACCAGTAAAACTGGACGCTTCAAAGCCGCCTCAAGGTTGGACGCCTGCATTGAAAGAAAAATGGGGGACTATTCCTGAGGAAATTCGCAGTGAAATCATCCGCCGAGAAGAGGATATGGCGGCTGGCGTACAGCGCCTAATGCAACAGACGGAACCGGCACGAGAAATTTATGATGCTCTAGCTGAATATGGTGATTACTTTGAGCAGATAGATATTCACCCTGTTGACTATCTGCAACAGATGATTGCATCTGAGCAGATATTGGCACTAGGGAATCCTGCCCAGAAGTTCGCAAAGCTATTGGAAATCGCGGATGGCTATGGCGTTCCGATCCGCAAGGCTTTGGATCAAGCCATGGGCGGAAAGCTGCAATCGTTCCTAGATGAATCCCATAAGCAACATAAGACGCCTGCCCCTATTCCCCCAGAGGTAATGCAGGAGCTACAAGCGCAGCGACAATGGCGTGCCAATCTGGAAAACACAGCAGCAGCCAATGAGCTAGAAGCTTTTGCAGCGGATAAGGAAAAGCATCCGTTCCTAGATCAAGTGCGAGAACAAATGGCCGATGTGATCGAAGCTGGCAAGGCAGATACCTATGAAGAGGCTTATGATTATTGTGTATGGCGTGACCCTGTTTTGCGCGCTAAGGCCATGGCACAGGCTAATGGTCAAAGCCAACTGAACGGCGTTCAGGCTCGTCAAGTCGCAGCGGCGGCAGTGGTGCCCCCGGCGTCGTCCGGGCTATCGACGGCGGCTGAGGACGGCCTAGGTGACGATATCTATTCGGACGTTCGCAGGGCTATTGCCAAGCAAACTCAGGGGGTGTAGACTGCGGCAATCGGGGAGGGGCTATCGACACCGTGTAGCCCCTTTCACGTGAGGCTGACCCTCGTAATGCGAAGTGAACAAACCTTCCATTAACCTCTTCTGAGGACAGCCCAAATGGCATTCCCGAACGTAAGCGATATCATCGCTACGACAATCGAATCCCGCACCCGCAAGATCGCGGATAACGTGACGAAGAACAACGCCCTACTGATGAGGCTTTCTCAGAAGGGCAAGCAGCGTACTTTTAGCGGCGGCCGACTCATCTATGAAGAGCTGAGTTTTGCCGAGAATGGCAATGCCGGTTGGTACAGCGGCTATGACCTGTTGCCCGTTGCGGCGCAGGACGTGCTTTCGGCGGCACAGTTCGATATCAAGCAGGCAGCCTGCCCGGTCGTGGTTTCTGGCCTGGAAATGTTGCAGAACGCCGGCCCCGAACAGATGATCGACCTGATCGGCGCACGCATCGACGTGGCTGAGTCCACAATGCGCAATCTGGTGTGTGGTGGTTTGTATAGCGACGGCACCGGCTCAGGCGGCAAGGAAATCACTGGCCTGAATGCAGCCGTTCCGCTGGACCCAACTACTGGCACGTATGGCGGCATTGACCGTGTTACTTGGACCTTTTGGCGCTCCAAGCTGGTCAACGTCACTTCGACTGCCACGATTCAAGCGAATTTTAATGCCCTATGGGCAC